TGGTCTTGGCGGCGTCGAAGGATGCCGTGTCGATCACCGAGTACGTGCCGTCCGGGGCCGCGAACGACGGGATGCTGTTGTAGGACGTCCAGTACTCCTCGAGGGCAAAGATCTGGTTCACTAGAATGAACTTCACCAGCTCCTCGGGCGAGTCCAGATACGACCCGCTGCCGTCCGGGTTCTCGCCCAGGCCGATCAGGTTCGCCGCCAGCTGCATGCGTCCTTCGCGCAGCGCCTTGGCATACCGGTGCGTGTGCAGCAGGAACACCGGCGTCCAGCGCCGGCTTGGGCTGTTGTGGTCCAGATACTGGCCGGACGCGCCAATCGCCAAGTTCCAGAACGGCTTGTAGGGCGCGGCCATGATGGTGCCGTAGGCGACATCTGGCACCCGGTAGCGCATCGTCACGTCCAACGCACCGCCACGCTGCCACGTCACGCTGCCATCCACCACCGTGGCTGCCGCCACCGTCGGCCATGCGGGCTCCGACGTGCCGGTGGTGCCGCCCACCGTGCAGGTGTAGAAGTACGGCGTGTCGTCGGCCGGCCGGATCAGGTCGCCCACCTCCGCCACCTCGCCAGAGGCCCAAATGATGGGGCTGTAGTACAGGTCTTCGACCAGCGCCATCGCGCCAAGCGACAGCACGTAGATGTCGACGTCCACCGCCACGCCGCCGAACAGCGTGGCGAGGTTGCCGGAGCCCATGTACTTGGCCGGGACCACGCCTCGAGGGTTCGGGTGGGTCTGGTCCGACAGTCGTCCAAGTGCGACCGGAGCCGCCTGCCCGTCCAGTGCCGAGTCCATGGCCGGCGTGTAGGACGTCGTGAACCGATAGGCCGGAATCTTCGAGTCCCGGCCAAGGTCGCCCAGTCGAATACTGAGCGCACCTGAGAGCTCGAGGCGGTAGCCCATGTTCGGCATCGGCTCGTGGTTCGTGACGATCCCAGTCGCGAATCGGAACGGGTTTCCACCGGCCCGCCTCGTGGCGTCGTCCACGACGTAGTGGTAGACCGTCGCCCCATACAGCGTCCAGCTGTTCGCCGCTGCACGCAGCACGCCGTCGCGGTCATCCAGGTCCATCGACCAGGTGTACGACCGGAATGCACCGTCCGGAGACAGCTCTCGGCGGATACGACCCATGGACAGGATGCGCCCCTGCTTCTCGCCGCCGTACCAGGTGTTCGGGTCGGGGAAGTGGCCGAAGGTGCTTTCCGTCCAGATGAAAGTCGTCAGGCCGTCGGCGGCCACGAAGTAGATGAACACCTCGGGCTGCAACGTCGGCAGGTTGCCCTGCGTCGGGTTCGTGCCGGTGCCGGCCGAACCGCCACCGGTCGGTGGATTGACCTCGATGACCTCAACCGCCGCCTGCGTGATGCGAACGGGCGCAGCGACTTGGTCGAGCAGCTCAATGACGGCCTGCGTGACACGTACGGTCGAGGAGCCGCTATCGATCTCCTCGACAGCGGCCTGAGTGATCCTGACGTTCGCCATGGCCTACGCCGGGTGCTTCAGGCCGAACTCCGCGCCGTCCACTTCCGAGGCGGTCCAGTTCGAGGACGTATCGGGAGACTGCTCCCAGAGCGTCGTCAGGTGGCCGTAGGTCGTCGACAAGCCGGTCTGCGTCCCAAGGTAGTTCGTCGATCCGATGCGCGCCACCACCTGCCCATCACCGGTGCTGGCGTCCGTCTTCTTGCACTGCATGTGGCCCTGGACGCCGAAGATGGTGCCGGTCGCGCCGCACGCACCGAACGCGTAGGTGTCGATGTCGCCCACCGACGTGGACTCGTTGTAGTCCGTGTCGCCGTTCGGCGTGGTGTCGTCGACCATCGCCCCGTTGTCCGACCCACTCGAAGGCGTGAACTGCGCCACCGCTCCGTCTCCGGTCGATGCGATTACCGCTCGGCAGCGGCAGTCGCCCAAGCGGCTGGTGCGAATGCCGCCCGTGCCACTGACGACGTACACGTCATCGTAGTCGTCGTTCGTGCCGCTGTTGTTCCGGCCACCAAACCCGAAGCTGTTGGCGTAGGCATTGGCCGTGTTCGTGGTGTCCTGCCCGGTCAGGTCGATCCAGCCAGTCTTCGAGTTGTTGACGAAGACCTCGACCGTCCCAGCGCTGTTGTGGAAGGTGACCACGAGCTCGACGTAATACCAGGTGTTCGACGACAGGACGTTGGTGCTGTCGCTGCCCAACTGCGTACCGCCTGAGTTCGCGCTCAGCTGCCGGCCTCGGTAGACCTGGAGCTTCCCAGAGCTGGTCAGCGCCAAGCTCACCTGCACGAAACTGGAGTTTGTCGGGTCGCCATCACCGAACGCGGCAAACACGCGGCCATCGTCCGTCGTGGTGTTCTGGAAGCGCATCGCGAAGCCAAGGATGCGGGTCGCTGCATTGCTCAGCGCCGTGTTGATGATGCTGTTGCCGGCGGCCGGAGCGCGCAAACCGTTGGTGCCGGTCCGCGCCGCGCCAGACGAAATCACCCATCCTGAGTGCGACGTGAACCGGCTGGTCACGCCCGTCGTCAGGTCGGCCGTCGCGTAGTAGTCGAATCCAGAGAACCAGTCCAGCGCCATAGCTGCTCCTACAGGGGCAATCCCATCCACTGTTCGACCTTCACGGTCGACTCTGCCACTTCCGTTCCTTCGGGCTCGGCCCAGACGTGCTCGGCCTCGCTGAAGGTCACCCACAGCGCATCGTTCCGGTCGTCCCATGGCACCAACGGCCACGGCAAGCTGCGGCCCTTGGCCGAGTACCACAAAGTGCGCAGCTTCGCCAGCTCCGTCGCCTGCCGCACCGTCAGCTCCGCCGAACGGTTCCGAATGCCCTTGTCGTATACGAAGTTCTTGCCGCCGATGGTCTTCAGCACGACGTCAGGCCGAATGGCCCGGAACTTCGGGTTCGTCACCACACCGAGGTCGCGCAGGCCGCTCGTCAGGAAGATGCGGCCGATGGCGACGTTCGTCGGTGCGCCGGTAATCGTCAGCGTCCAGCTCGTGGCGGCTGACGTGTACGGGCGGAGGTCCAGCCATGCGTTGTTCCCGTGGCCGTCCGGGTCACGAGCCGGGATCGTGATGGGCACGCTGCTCGCGCCGCCGCCACTCCACGTCACGGTGGCACCTGCCATGTCGCTCAGGTTCACTAGGAACACGCCTTGCGCCACAGAGCTCGGACCCGTCAGCGTGATAGTCGTGCTCGTAGTCGTGCTCATGAGCGGGCGGCTCACGCCACCCGTGACCGGCGAATCGTCGATGGCGTTCGTGGCCGGGTAGCCGCCGTCCTCGTTCGTCATCGAGATCCCCGTCGTGATCTCGTCACCGGGATAGGAGAACAGCATCGCTACGAATCCTTCATGATCTGGAGGATAGCCGAGCGAATGCCGTACTCATTCCGGCCGGCCTTCTCCGGGAAGCGCCGCAGCACCTGCTCCGCCACGCGCTCAGGGTCGCGCCCGTCGGTCTTGATGCTGACGACCAGGACTTCGCGGCCACCGGGGCTCGAGGGCACGCCCATCGAGGCGGCGCTGAACACGGTGCCGGCGTCGGCCGCCAGCCGCGACGAGGACATGCCGCCGCCCACGAACATCGCGCCCGTCGAGCGGTCCGGAGCTGCCACCGTCAACGGCGCGTTCGACCCGCCTTCGGTCGGCGTGCCTGACCCAGGATTCGGCCCCGTGCCGCCGCCTGGAGGAGGCTGCCAGCCAGAGAACGGGTCCGGGATGTCCGACGGGATGCCGCGCATCTGGCGCACCATGGCCTCGATAGCCTTGGTCAGCTCCTTGATGGCGTCCGTCATCTGCTCGGTCTCCGAACGACCCATTTCGTCGTTCCAGATTCCGGCCTCCTTGGACATGTCGATCATCCGCTGGATGTTCTCGTCCAGTGGGATGCCCAGCCGTTCCGCTTCCTTGGCCGCCGCGTGCAGGAAGCCCTGCATCGGAATCAGCGCGTCGGTCGACGTGCCGCCCAGTTCCTTGGCCTGCGCTTCGAGCTTCTGGAACATCCGGAAGCCCTGCCGCTGCATCGCCCCGAACGAGTCGGCCGTCAGCGCGCCCATGTTGGCGAGCGCGGTGATGCTCGCGCCAAGCGCCTCTGCGCCGCGCACCAGCTCCGGGGCCTTCTCCACGAGACCGGCCTGCACCAGCAGCATCTTGATGCCCGCGCCCTCGACGTCGATGCCGAGGTCCTTGTAGGCGTTGCGCAGGGCGATCAGGCCGTCCTTCGAGGCCATCAGGGCCTCGGCGAACGACTTGCCGCTGGCCATCTGTGCCGCGAACGAGCCGAGGGCGATGATGCCGAGGTCTTCGAGCTCCTCCTTGCTCTTGCCCGCAAGGTCGAACTGCTTCTTCAGGGCCTCCGTGAGCTTATCCTGCGCCTCCTTCATGTCCTTGGCCCAGTCGGCTCCACGCCCACGGTCCGGGACCTTGTTGAGGTCGTCGATCTGCTTCTGGAGGTCCTCGATCTCGGTCGAGAGCTTCTTGGCGTCGTTGAACAGCGAGCTCGACCCACCGATGATGTCGTTCGTCATCGAGGCCACGATGCTGGCCTGCTCCTTCAGGTAGGCCGTCATCGACGCCGTCATGACGCCGTTCTGCTGGGCCAACCGCAGGATCTCGCGCAGCTGCTCGCTCAGCGCACCGGTCGCGTCGGTGCCGGCCTTGGCGAACTCGTTCCAGTTCTCCTCGAGCACCTTCATCGCCTGCGCCGAGTCGAACATGCCCGTCTGGAGCATGACGAACACATCGCGCAGCTTGCCGGTCATCTGGCTGAGGTTCTTCTCGTTCAGCCCGCCGCCCTCCTTGATGATGTCGGAGAGGCTGAAGATGCTCGCTGCCTGCCGGCTGCCCTTGAACAGGTCCTTCGCATTCTTGGCGATGGTCTTCGCCAGTTCGTCGCTGATCTTGACGCCGAAGTCGCGGCCGACTTCACTGGCCGCCTTGGCCCACGCGGGCTTGCCGCGCACGAGGCCCACCACCAGACCGGCCGCCGCGCCGATGGCCACGCCCCACGGGCCGAACATCGCGCCCGCCTGCGCGCCGGCCATGGCTCCGCCCAGCGCGTTCTGCATCTTCGACGCCGACTTCCCGGTGGCATCCCAGATGTTCTTCGCACCCTGTGCAATCCCGGCCGCGCTCGCCAGGCCGGCTGCCAGCTTCTGCGCACCCGTGGCGTTCTTGTTGAACAGGACCGACAGCTGGCCGAAGTTCCCGCCCAGCTCCTTGCCCGTTTTCACGTTCAGCTGGGACGTGGCCCGGTTGGCTTCACCAAGCCCGGAGACCATGGTGCCCATGCTGGTCATGAACTTGCCGATGCCCGTCTCGCCGCCGCCGGCGATCTGGCCCATCTGCGCGAAGAAGCCGGCCAGCCCCTCGTACGCGGCAGCCTTGGTCGACTTGTTCAGCTCGTCGACGGCCTTCGCGGCCTCGGTGGTGCCATTCGCGAACAGCACCATCTGCTTCACTTCGTCGGCGTCGATGATCGCGTCGATCTTGGCGCTCGCGGCGTCCTGGAGCGCCTTCACTTTCTCGCCGAAGCTCGGGTCCAGCTTGTCGAGCCCGGCAATGCTGTTGTTCAGGTCGCGGTTGACCCCGGCGATTTCCTTCTCGCGCGGAGTCATGTTCTGCTCGGCCTTGAACCGCTCCAGGTCCTTCTGTGCCGACGCCACGAGCAGGGCGTTGGAGATGATGGCGTCTGCCATGCGCTTCGAGTGCACCTCGAGCGCCGCCGTCACCTCGTAAATCGTGGTGGTGTTCTCGCGCAGGATCTCGTTCATCCGCTTCGAGACGTCCAGATAGGACTCGAGCGCCACCTTCGACACACCCACCTTGACGGCGATGTGCTCGTTGCTCACGCCCATCTTGTGGTACATGTCGACCGCGACGATTTGCTGCTCCGTCATCCCCCCGACGGCCTTCGTCGCATCCGCAATCGCTTCGTTCGCCCGCTCGATGGCCGTCTTGGCCTTGTGCGTCTTCTTCTCCTGATCGTCCAGCGTCTTGTTGAACCGCTCGAGCGTCTCAGGCGACAGGGCGATGCCGGCCTTCTGGAGCGCCTCCGAGTACTCCTTGGCTCCGACCGTGCCGGCCTTCATGCCAGCGCGGATGTTCTCCAGCGCCTGCGAGCTGACCTTGCCCAGTTCCTCGAAGTACTTCTTGTCGGCGTCTCGGTTGACGTTCGACGTGATCGAGCTCGACTGGATGGCTCCCAGCTGGCCGCGCAGCACCGGGTCGAACTCGAACGGCAGGTTGATGTCGCCCTGCTTACCCTTCTTCTGGATGCCGTCGAAGAACTTCTCCGCCTGCGTCAGCGCCAGCTCGAAGCCCTCGGCGATGGTGTCCTGCTTGTCGCGCAGGTCGGTGAAGTCGTCGGCGAGGATCTTGACCTTCTTCCCGCCGATCTCCATCTCGTCGCCGAGCACCTTCACCGCCGCATTCACGTTCGTGATCGGGCGGCCGGCCTTCTCGCTCGCCGTCTGCAGCAGGTTGATGACGTCGGCCATCCCTGCGCCCTTCTCCGCCATGAAGGAGAAGGCATCGACCATGTCGTTGAACACGCCGAGCGGGGCCGTGATGGCCTGAATCAGGCGATTCTTCCACCCGTCGGCAGCCTGCGCGTTCTCGTTGAACCGCGCCCCGAGATACGCCAGCCCAGCGGCCAACAGACCAAGCCCGGTCGCGCCGGCCAGCCCGCCGATCACGCCGGCCGCGCCGGCCATGCTGCCCGTGAAGAACGTCATCGCCGTCGACGCGCCGCCAATCCAGGCGGTGATCTTGGGAATGATGGCCAGTCCGGTCAGTCCGGCCGACAGGATCGTGATGCCGGCACCCATGGCGACGAACGCCTCGGGCTGCTGGCGCACGATCTTGTAGAACTCCGTCATCGTGTCGATGCTGGCGCGCAGGGCGGGAATGAACACCTGCCCGACGGCCACAGCGGCGTCTTCCTGATACCGCTTCAGTGACTGCAAGCGGCCGGCGACGAACTCGTTCGTCTTGCCGTAGATGCCATTGATGCGAGAGCCCGCCTCGAGCACGGCGTTCAACGCCATGACCTGCTTCTCTTGGGCGGTCATGGAGCTGGTGTTGCGGCCCGTCTGCTCGGACCACTTCTTCTGCTCGAGCTCGAAGTTGACGATGATGCCCGCCGTGCGCAGCACGTCCGACTGGAGCGTGTTGATGCCGTGAATCAGGCGGCCAAGAGTCTCCGAGCTGTTCGTGCCGGCAATACGGGCGGAGTTCTGGGCCACCGCCGCCAGGTCGAACGACTTGCTCAGGTCGATATTGGCGCGCGACAGCTGGATCAACGTGTCGTACGACTGCTGAACCGTGATGCCCTGCTTGTTCAGCTTGGCCGCGAACTCGTCGATCTGCGCCGCCGTCTTTCCGGCCTGCTCGCCCATGAAGTGCGAGACGCCACGGAGCATTTCAACGCGCGCCGCCGTCTCGGTGGCCGACGACACGAAGCCCTTGAGCCTGCCTGCCCACTCCTGGATGGCGTTGGACATCAGGTTGCCGCTGACCACGGCGCTCATCAGCGACTTGCCGAGGTCGTCAACCTTCCCGCTGGCTCCGCCGCTGGCTCCACCAACGTCACGGATGCCCGTCGCCGCGCCGCCCATCCCGCCGCCCGCCGCCGACGCCGCATCCGCCAAGCCGAAGAACGCACGCGCGTTCTCATCGAGGGAGCCGGCGGCCTCCTCGGTCGCACCGCCAAAGCCCTTGGCGGCCTTCGAGAGATTCGTGAAGTTGGACGTCGCGGACGCGACGGCCTTCCCAGCCTGGACTAGGGTGGGGGTGAAGTCATCTCGGAGGAAGAGGCGGCCTCCGATCTCGCCGACTGAGATCATGTGCGCCGCCTCTCCTTCTTAGCTGCCGAGTCCTTCTGATGTTCCCCGAGATACTGGAGGAACTTCGCCTTGGTCTTCCGCCAGTCCGCCCGCCTCGGTGGCGGCGGCAAGTCGTCGCCGAAGCGGAGGAGGCACTCCTCCAAGGTAAACGGGTCCGACCGGGCCTTCGTGTCCCGCATCACGTTCCGGATCTCCCGGATGATGGCGGCGTTGTGCACGTCGGCCTTCTCTGACAAGGACGGCTCGAGGGCCATGAAAATCTGCCACTCGAGCCATTCCTGCTTCGTCATCTCGCGCAACATTTGCGAGGGAGACGCGTATCCCAGCCGGGCGGCCAACTGATAGGCCGCGCGCCTGGACGTCCCTCGCCCTAGGCGTTTTTTGCGTCGTCGACTTCTTCCTTGACGACGCCGTTGAGCTCAAGCGCCACACGCGCCAGCCGGTTGAAGGGCCGGGCCGCCATATTGGCGATCTGCGGGAGGTCCTGCAGGCTGAACAGGGGCGTGAAGTCCTCGTTGACGGCCGAGAGGATCACGAGCACGGCATTGCCGAACTTCTCGTTCTCGCCCTTGATCGACTCCGAGTACTTGACCTGTTCCTCGTTCGTGAGCGCCTTCACGCGAACCACGCCGACGGTGCCGTCGGCCAGGGTCCACTCCGGCATCTCCACGTCGCGGAAGCTCGGCTTCTTGCCGGCCTCCAGGATGCTCGCGAGGGACAGGAATCCCCCGTTCTTCTGCTGCTTCTTCATCACGTCTCTCCCCTAGTCGTCGGCGGGTTAGCCGCCGATGAGCACGCCGTTCAGGTACATCGCGCCGCTCAGGCGCACCGTCACGTTGCCGGTCATCAGGCCGTCCACCGGGGCGGTCTGCTGCAGCTGACGGACGTAACCCGAACCAATCCAGACGTCGCCGTCCGGGAAGGTCAGCCGGAAACCATCGAACGAGTTGTCGATGATCGACTGACGCATGGCCACGTGGCTGGCGTCAGCGGCCGAGAAGAACACCGGGAAGGTCACCGGGTCGCGCCGAAGCACGCCCATCACCCAGGTGTCGATGTCGCGGTTGTGTGCCGTCGCGTCGAACTCGTTGCGGGTCACGCCGGGCAGCGTGAAATCGCCAAGCTCGCCGACCTCGACCCACGAACCCACGCCAACCTTGTGATCGATGATCGTTCCGTGCGCACTGATGGCCATGCGGTGTCTCCTCTACGCCACTGCCGTATTCTTAACAGCCTCGAGCGCCTCCGCTGCCTGCTGCACAATCAGCAAGGCAGCGGGTTTGGTCGCTGCGATTCCCATCACCTGCGCCGTTGAGCGCAGGTAGGTCGACCCCGCCGTCACGTTGTGTGTCCGGATGCCCTCGGGGCCGCCTGTCATCGTAATGATGGCGTACGGCCCGTCGCCGGTCGGCACCTGTGCCTTCGATGAGACAAAGATCGACCCGGAGGGGATGCCGGCCCCGACCAGCACGCTGACAATCTCGGCGTCGAACACCCTCGAGGGGGTCTTCGTGACGATGAGATTCATCGTGAATCTTGCCCGGCCGTTCGTGTCGAGCCCCATGTCGGTGGGCTCGGACTGCAACAGTCGAACGTCCAGCCAGGTCGAAGCCATCAGAACGCGATGTCGGCCGCGATGTCTTCGGCGAAGCCGTCGACCGCTTCCATGAGGGGCTGTTCGAGGTACTTCCACTGACCGATCCGGTGGTTGTACCAGGGCGTCTCGTGCTGCTTGATGGCATAGCCACGCGCTGCGCCGCCGTAGGCCAACAGCACCGACCACTGGTGGTAGCCGTCCATCACCGGAGGCTCGACGCGACCGCTGGACTTGAGCACGCCGGTGTCGACCGGAACGAACTCCTCCTTGCTGCGCGCCATGATCTGCTCGCCCTTCCGGTACAGGGCGCGACCGAAGCGGTGGACCATGTCGGTCGCCACCTCGTTCATCTTGCCCTGCATCTCGATGGTGCCGGTGAGCTCGAATCCAGTGACAGTGGGCATGGTTTACTTCAACGGTCCGTGCGACAACACCCAGTTTGCGGCTTGCCGGTAGGCGTCTCCGATTTCCTGCCACCGGAACTCTGGCCGCTGCACCAACATCAAGCCGCGCTGACGAAGCTCGGCCCGATACGCCGTGTCACGGTAGACCCGGTCAAGAGCCGCGATGTTGCCATCCCGGCTCGGGACGCCTCCAAGCACCGCCACGCTGACGCCGCTCGAAGGGTTCGCACCGTTGATGGTGCCACTGATGTCCGCGATGGGGACGAGGTGTGCTGCCGGTGCGGCCCAGTCTCCATAGCCTGACCAGTCGGGCAATCCGCACGGAATTCCGCACGCCATGGCCTCAATCGCGGGCAATCCGAACCCCTCGCCCTGCGTCGTGGACCAGAACATGTCCATGGCGTTGTAGGTCGTCATCATCCGGCCTTCGTCGAAGCTGGCCTTGTAGCCCTGCTTGATGTGGATGACCCGGTTCGACATCCGCTCATACTCCGCCAGCGCCATGACGTCGTAGGCATTCTCTTGCGTGGCCGCCGTCTGGATGAGCAGGTAGGCGTCGTGCACGCCCTTCTCCTTGGCCCAGCTGCAGAAGTGGTGTACGGCCAAGTCCAGCCGCTTCCGGTGCTGGTTCCGGGCGATGTAGCCCACGATGAACGCGTGGTCCATCGAGGCGTCGAACCCCAGGATGCGGCGAGCGCGGATGCGGTCGGTCGGCTGGTAGATGGAGGTGTCCACCCCCAGGGGAATCACCACCGACGGCCCAGCGTAGCCGCCCTTCCGGCCTTCCTGCTCGGCGAAGTCGGTCCACCAGATGGCCAGCGCGAGCCCGTTCAGGTAGTCCGTCTTGCAGTTCTTGCCGTCGATGGGCATGGCCGCGATGGTCGGGCACTTGCCGATGGCCTTCTGGAACATGGCCACCTGCCACGGGTCGTGCTGCACGAACACCACCGATGGACGCACCTTCGTCACAATCTCGGCCACACCGACGTTCAGCGGGTAAACGTCATACGGGTGTGCGGTCCGGTCGTAGGGCGAGCCGTCGTGCGTCGTGCCAATCACCGTGACGTCGTAGTCGAGCACCAGGCGGTCGAGAATGTACTTCGAGGCGCGGCCGAATCCGGTCCAGGACGTGGTCGGCGAGTCGCCAATCCAGACCACCTTCGGCTTTGGGCCGTCGCCCATCTGGATGCTCAGCGGGGTCGCCAGTGGGCTCGGCGTCATCACCGTATCGGGCGGCATCGTCACCGGGCTCTGCGGCACTGAGACATTGATCCCGCTGGCGGTATAGGTGCCGGCCACCGACAACAGCGCCCGCCAGAACCCTTCGCCGATGACGTCCCAGTTGAAGGTCCGAAGAATCTTCTGGCGCTCTTCAGGGAGGACGGGCCGGGCCGGCCGCTTGAAGATGTCCTGGAGCAGGGCGACCAGCTCCTCGCCGGAGCAGTCGGGCACGAACGCGGCATGGTTCTCGAACCAGCGCCGGTAGACCGGTCGGTCGAAGCACACCGGGCGCACGCCGCAGGCCAAGCCCTCGATCACGGGGAGCTCGAACCCCTCGCCGTGACGCAGGCCGCTCACCCAGCGGCAGTCGTTGTAGAGCGCCACCAGCCGCTCCTCGCTGATGCGCGTCATGGGCGTCCAGCCCGGCACCAGCGTCTTCATGCCGGCCACGGACTCCGGCCCCAAGTGAAACGGGCGCAGGCCGCTCCGGCTCGCCGCCACGGCGACTTCCTCAATCGCCTCCGCTCGAGGGCCGGATACGTGGCCCGTCGTCAGCACGCCCAGCCGTTCGGCTTGCGGTCGAAGCGCCTTGGCGAACGTCTGCCCGTCCACGCCCAGCGGCGCGTCGTAGTAGTGCGGCGTCTGGCCCTTGTGCCCGCCGGCGAGCCCATTCCATGCGGACCACGATCCCCAGTCGTACCGCGTCATGAGGTCGTAGTAGCTCCAGACGACCACGGCATCGTTCCACACGTGCGCCCACGGCTCGACGTCGCCTCGCACGATCTCCACGTTGTCGCCCGTGCCGGCCGGATCGGACTCGTAGTCCAAGCAGTGCATCATCACGGCGTACCGTGGGGCCTGCAGGTGCTGTTTCACGTTGCGGTCCACGGCGTGCAGGACCTGGATGTCGGCGTCGGCGGGGTTGTCCACGATCTCGACGCCGGGCGGGGCCGTCAGTCGCAGGGCCAGCGCCGTGCGGCGCATGGCAATTCCCAGAGGCGGGATGGAATCGACGAACACACGCATGCTGCTGCTCCTAGAACGGGAGTTTCACCCGCTGTTTCCGCTTCAACTGGCGGTCCGCCCGGCATGCCGCGCACCGGGTGGTCTCCGGTGAGGGCTTGCCGCACCCCCAACACTTGCCCTGCTCTCGTGCCAAAGCGTACTGGGACGCCTTGGGCCGGCTCACCACGAACTTCGTCTTCATCACCGACGCGAACAGCTGGCCTTCGTGCGTCACCACCGTCTGCACATAGGTCAGCTCACTGCCGAGCCCGAACTCCGTGACCAGGGCCGCCTGG